CAAGGTGGACTTTTAGAGTTTAGTGAAACATATAAACCATTCCATTATCCTTGGGCTGTTGAAATTACAACAAGACATGAAAAAGCTCATTGGATTGAAGATGAACTTGACTTGTCTGAAGATGTAGCTGATTGGAAAATGGGTAAGATGACAAAAATTGAAAAAGAATATGTTACTAATATTTTAAGGTTATTTACTCAATCAGATGTTGCTGTTGGTCAAAATTATTATGACCAATTTATTCCTAAATTTAAAAATAATGAAGTTCGTAATATGTTAGGTTCGTTTGCTGCTCGAGAAGGTATTCACCAAAGAGCATATGCATTGTTAAATGAAACATTAGGTTTGCCTGATTCTGAATATCATGCATTCCTAGAATATTCTGAAATGGCAGATAAGATTGAATATATGCGTAAGGCAGATACAAATACTTTACGTGGTCTTGGGTTATCTCTTGCCAAATCTGTATTTAACGAAGGTGTTGCTTTATTTGCTTCTTTTGTTATGTTACTTAACTTTCAGCGTTTCGGTAAAATGAAAGGTATGGGTAAAGTAGTTGAATGGAGTATTCGCGATGAATCAATGCATGTTGAAGGCAACTCTAAATTATTCAAAGCTTTTTGTAAAGAGCATGGCCGAGTTGTTGATAATGATTTCAAACGAGAAATCTATGAAATGTCAAAAGACATTGTAGATCTTGAAGATAAGTTTATTGATCTTGCATACGAGATGGGAGAAATAGAAGGTCTGGAAAAATCCGAAGTAAAAGAATATATAAGATATATAACAGACAGAAGATTACTTCAGTTAGGCATGAAAACTAATTTCAAGGTAAAGGAAAATCCATTGCCTTGGTTAGAATGGGTTCTTAACGGAGCAGACCATACTAACTTCTTCGAAAATCGTGTAACCGAATATGAAGTTGCTGGTCTTTCCGGAAAATGGGACGATGCCTACGCAGCATAGGCGTAGAAAATGATAGATAAAAAATACTTTCAAGATGTAGTTGATAATCTTAAGGAAGAAGGCAAATACCGCGTCTTTAATGATATAGTTAGAGAACGTGGAAAATTTCCTAAAGCAACTTGGTATTCAAGATATAGTCCAAAGGCAATTGTGAATTGGTGTTCCAATGATTATTTGTGCCAAGGACAAAATCAAGTTGTTATTGATGCAATGCAAACTGCATTGGATAAAACTGGAAGCGGAAGCGGAGGTACTCGTAATATAGGTGGTACCTCTCATTATCACGTTACACTTGAATCCGTTCTTGCCGATCTTCACAAAAAAGAATCTGGGCTTTTGTTTACTTCTGCTTATGTGGCAAACGAATGGACAATGATTGCCCTATCTCGTATTATTCCAAATATATGTTTTGTCTCCGATAATAAAAATCATGCATCTATCATTATGGGAATTAAACATTCTCGAGCTGATAAGATTATTTGGGAACACAATAATATGGAAGAGCTAGAATTGGCATTACAAACATGTCAAATGGCTGGCCAAACACCATGTATTGTATTTGAAAGCGTCTATAGTATGGACGGTGATATTGCACCTATCAAGAAAATTTGTGACCTTGCGGATAAATATAACGCAATCACATATATTGATGAAGTTCATGCAGTTGGTTTATATGGAATAACAGGAGCAGGATATTGTGAAAAACTTGGACTCGCAGATAGAATCGACATCATCAACGGAACATTGGGTAAAGCGTTTGGCTGCCAAGGTGGATATATCACCGGTGATGGAATTGTTCTTGATGCTATTCGTTCCGTTGCTTCTGGGTTTATATTTACTACTAGCATATCTCCAGTAATGTGTGCAGGAGCAATTGCTTCTATTCGTTGGTTAAGAGAACACCACGAAGTTAGAGTAAAACATCAAGAAAGAGCAGATACTCTAAAAACGATGTTAATAGATAATAATATAGAAATACATGATAAAGCGTGTACTCATATATTACCTGTAATGGTAAGAGACGCAAAAACATGTAAGGCAATGTCTGATAGGTTATTAAACGATTATGGAATTTATATTCAACCAATTAATTATCCAACAGTCGATGTTGGTTCTGAACGGCTTAGAATTACACCAACACCTTTACACACCAATGGTATGATGGAAGAATTAGTATTTGCTCTTAGAGAAACATTTAAACAAGAGTTGCAGTTATGAAATGGTTAACACTATTCACTTCATTATCCCTCGCAGGTACGGCTGCATATTTTAGTATTATAGGACTGATGACAATATTCAGCGGTGCCGCTTTATCAATTGCTTTCATGGCAAGTATATTAGAATTTGGTAAAGTTGTATCAGCTGCCTGGCTCCATTATGAATGGGATAGAATCAATAATTTAGTTCGAGCATATTTCACTACGGCAGTTTTGGTATTGATGCTAATTACATCAATGGGTATATTTGGTTTCCTTTCTAAAGCCCACATTGATAGTTCATTAACTTCAGATAGTTATTCACTCGAAGCAAGTATTATTGATAAAAGATTGGAAGGTAAACAATTACAATTAGATAATTTAACAGGAAGATTAGAAAATCTGGATTATGTTCTTCAAACAAGTAAACCTGAAGATCGTAATTATGTGAATAGAGTTCAGACCCAAGAGAGAAATGAAATCAATGAATCTATTGACATTTTGGTAGCTGATATTGTAAAATTAAACGAACAGAAAATGCCTATTCAGAAACTTCAATTAGAACAAGAAGCTGAATTAGGTCCGGTAAAATATATCGCAGATATGATCTATGGAGAAGAAGCAAAATCGTATTATGACAACGCAGTACGATGGGTTATTCTTACAATCATATTTGTGTTTGATCCTCTTGCGATTATGTTGTTGATAGTTTCAACCGCAGCATTTAAAAGAGATCGCGAACGTCCTGCGAAACCTTTGATTGACGAAAAACAAATAATGAACATGGAAGTCGAAGAGAAGCGTGGTGGACTTACTACAACATTAAATAGGAGACCGATATAATGAATATCAAAAAAGCGGCATGGATGGGATTAGGATTTTTAAGTTTGGGTGTTGCATACATTGGTGTAGTCATGCCTGGAATACCTTTTAGTATTCCTGCTGTATTTGCTGCTTATTGTTTCGCAAAGAGTTCAGATAGAATGCATACTTGGTTATACAATCATAAACTGTTTGGACCATTCCTTACAAACTGGGAACAGAAAAAAGTATTTCCACTTAAAGCAAAATATGCAATGGTGGGATTTATGACATTAGCATTAATTATCATGTGGTTCACTACCGGTAATATTAAAGCATTATTATGGTCGGGTTCCTTTATGGCGTTTGGTGCATGGTGGGGTTGGCAATATCCATCAAGCCCAGAAGAATACGATCAACGAATTAAAGAAGGCAAGAAAATTGGTTTATTCAAATAGAATATATAAATTTATATGCAGTATTTGTGGAAAAGAATTTCAAACATTAACATATTTTAAAAATGAGAATGGATTCCACAAAGAAGTATATTGTGGTCCTGAGTGTAGTTTAAAGGGACATCATAAAGATTAAGGAGAAAAGTCATGTCAGAAGAACATTTCAGAGAACCTGGGAAGTTGCCTGGTAAAATGACGCCCTATCAATTTTATCAAGCATTACATAAAATGCATTATGCTCATAAAATTGCTGATGAATTAGAAACCCTTGACCAGATTGATGCAGTAGTAGATATGATGGATGAATATCCTGAAGCAGAATTTATAATTCAAAAAATATTAAGGAGATTATATAATGACAGACATTTTTGAAAGTCCTGATAAAGGAAAAACTGTTTATAAGAGACCATTTGGTGCACCATATACAGAACGTGTTTTAGTAGAAACAAAAAAGCCAATTACAAATAATCGAGAAATCGAAAGTGCTACTGAATTTGAATCTGCTCGAAACAATAGTAAAACTTGGAGTATGGAGCAGGATTAATTTGATAATTGAATACGAAAGAAAAACATTTAAAAGAGATTTAATTTTCGTCTGTTCAATAGGACTTAACATAGGATTCATTATTGGAATTCTTTATGTAATGTAGGAGATTTAAAATGAAAAGTGAATATGTAGTAATTGATACTGTCTCTATGTTTAGACAGAGATACGTTATTCCAAAAAGTGCAATGAAAGATTGGAATGAAGATGTTAAAAATGTAACTGACAAAATGGCAAAAGAATGGGGTTGTGATGCAGTTACTTGTGAAGAAGTTAAAGAGTTCAGTCAAAAGTGGTTAGGTGAAACAATCACTAATGTTGATCTCGTAGATACTGAAAAAGTTTTAAAGATTTTTGCTGAAGACAATCCTGAAATTATTAAAGAATGGAGTCAAGCAAAGCAATTAGATTTTATCAACAAATGGAAAGACGAATCTCCAAGACCATCCGATAAGTGATCATCATATACGGAACAAGATCGTGTGCCTTTTGCGATAAAGCAAAAGCATATGCACGAAAGTGGTATGGAGAGTTTAAATTCTTTGATGTTGGTATTACACAGTATAACAATTTTCTCTTAGAGAAAAACGTAAGTACCAATATATTGCCTCAAATTTTTGAAGATGATAGATATGTTGGAACATATTACGAATTTGTGAAGGAGACACAAATAAAAATAAGTGAAATAAGTGAAGAAGCAGGAACTAATTAAATTAATAGAAGGTATTAATACCGAAGATACAAACGGAGAAATAGAAGGAATCTTTTACGATCGTTTTGGAAGCAAATATATAACAGATAGTATTAGATTAGATATGGACGGAGGCCGTCTTATTATGGTCCAACGAGGATCTGCTAATTATGATACTAATAAATCAAACTGGAAAAAGGAATTGGAGTTTATAAACAATGGCAGCAAAAAGCACCGCATATCAAAGTAAGCATAACCCTATTAAAAAGGGTACATCTATTGGCAGACGACCTAAGTCCATGGCAACGATGAATAAATCAAGGAAAAGATCGTTTAAGAAATATCGTGGACAAGGGTAAAAGAACAGCAGTTATATTAGGTAATGGTGAATCTCGTCTCGGGATTGATTACCGTCAAAAATATCCTGATGCATTTGTGTATGGATGTAACGGTGCATATAAAGAAAAACCTGACGCATTAGTTTGTGTTGATGTTTATATGCAGCATCTGATTTATAAGTCAGGATATTGTAAAGAAAATCTTTGTTATTTTTCTGAATGGGAAACTCTTCCTGGTGACGAAGGTTACTTTTTAGCAAAACAACTAGGCAAGCAAATTATAGCCAATGATAGAGGCAATCGTAATCTTTGCGTTATTTCTGGTACACAAGATTATACTTACGTGACTTGGGTAGAAGATAAAGATATGGTTAAGCCTATGGAAGAAATGCAAATCAGCTCTGGTTCAAGAGCATTATTAAGAGCATGTGAATCAGGTTGGTTTAATAAAATTATTCTTTTAGGATTTGATGGAATGGGTGCAATGAATGTTTATCAACACCACGAAGGATACGAAAGATCAACTCCTCGAGAAGAATGGGTTGAAGAACGAGAAACAATTAAACAACAATTTCCAAATATAACATTTTATGATTTATAATCGTTTAGCATCAGCGGCATACGGAGAAGGAAGAAAGTACTTCAAGTGGTGGGTCCGTGTATGGTGCAACCGTAATAAATAAACATGAGTCATGGATTGAAAAGATGACTAAAAAGGAAAATTAAAGATGTATGAGTATAAAGCAAAATTATTAAAAGTAGTAGATGGAGATACTGTAGATATCGACATTGATTTGGGCTTTGGCGTTTGGCTTCGTAACGAGCGTGTTCGTATTATGGGAATTGATACACCAGAATCCAGAACCTCCGATAAAGTTGAAAAACTTTTTGGATTGGCTGCAAAGAAAAGATTAAAAGAATTATTAACAAAAGATATAGTTCTTAAAACATTTAAAGGTCGAGGCGGAGAAGATGCCAAAGGTAAATTTGGTAGAATCCTAGGTGACTTTAGTGTTTATTATCCATTAGAAGATAGATGGTGTATGGCTACAGAAATTATGATTAAAGAAGGTCATGCAGTACATTACACAGGTCAAGCCAAAGAAGATGTTGCTGACGAACATTTAAAGAACAGAGAAAAACTATTGAATGAAGGTGTAGTCGACTCTAAAGCATATTACAAGTTATTGCCAAATGAATGATTTATTTTTCTCATTGGGATTAATCATTGTTATATTGGTAGCATCTGGATATATTGCTGATAGACTTACTAAATACTTTGATGGAAAATAATTTAAGAAAACTATTGACATTTATTAACAACTATTGTATAATATACACTATATGAGATATAATAATGAATTCCGCGGTCAGTCAATCGACTTAAGACCGAAACCAAGACATCCTAAGGATAAAAGACCTCCAACACCAATGCCATTTGATGTTGGTCTGAGAAAGTTTAGAAAAGCTGTTGAAAAAGCAGGTACTCTGAAAGAACTCAGAAAACGTGAGTTTTATGAAAAGCCAACCGCAAAAAGAAAGCGGTTAAAAAACGAGGCAATCAAAAGACATCAGAAAAGAATGGCAATGGAAATGAAACCTTACAGAGGCAAAAAAAGTTTTAAATAACTATTGACATTTACTGTTAACTGTTATATAATTGTTTTGTTCAGTGGGAATAAACCATGACGGCGAGATCGTAAGATTTAGGACCCACGACGGCTACCGAGTCCGGGAGCAACTTTTGAACTACCGATATACTGAGTAGGAATCTAACGCCAAAGGACCGACCACTGAACCTCTTTATTAAAGGTTTATATTATGGGTTTAGTTCGCGGAATGACAACGCTTAACACTCGTAAGCGTAAAGTAAAATTCACAAAAGCAAAAATGGCTCAATTTGAGTTAGATTGGCGCAAGCATAATAAGTGGGCTAAATCTAACGGCCTACACGATTTCTGTTACGATACACTTCAAGAGTATATAAATTACTGTCACGGTAAAAATAAAATTAATCGTAACGAATTTAAACCTCGTCCTGTAGAAAAAACTTATCGTAGAGAAACACCATATTATCCAAGTCTTGATTTATCAACCGTAAGTGCAGGAAAAGGTACCTACAAAGAATCCCCTAAATATACTGGTACATTAATTAAAGGAATTGCTACAATGCATAAGAGCAATGCAGTTCCTGTAATCAATCAAAAAGAAGCTGAAGAAATATCAAGGATGGCAAGATAATGATCTATTTAGATTATAAATTTGAAATTAACGAAGAAGGTCTAAAGTTTAGTGATGTAGATGAACATGGTAATGAATATGACCAATTAAAAATTAATAGAACTCCATTTAATGTTGGAGATACTTTTGTTTTAGAATTAGATGAAAATGATTGTTTGTTTTTTCGTAGGGTAGATCACCATCCTGAACTAACACAATTGGAATTAGACATATGAGCGGAAAAGGAAGTAAACAAAGACCTATTAACGATAGGAAAAAATTTGATTCTGAATGGGATAGAATATTTGGAAAAAATATACCATCACATGATGCAACTGAATTTTTTGAAACCTCACCTAGAGAAGATATCCCAGAAAGAGCAAATTGGTACGGATTTGCCGATGAAGATACTTCTACCTCAAATGATTCTAAATATGCTCATCCCGCATACACAAGATATCCGTTTTTAAAGAACAAATTAGTTAAAGAATAAAACTATTGACATTTGGTTAATTCTTTGTTATAATAGTATTTTAAATTAGGTAATTATATGCAAGATCCTTGGAAAATAATACAAGAATTAGAATCAGACAACAGTCGTCTATTTAAAGAACAAGTAATTGCCAAATACATTTCAGAACCTATCTTTCGACATGGTCTAATAAAAGCATTAGATCCAATGGTAACATTTGGTGTTAAAGAAGTTCCAATTAAAAAGGATCCTACAGGTGAAGGATTGAATTGGGATGATTTTGAAAAGCTTGCATTAGATTTAGAAGAACGTGTTCTTACAGGACATGCTGCTCGAGATGCTATTCTTGTTTCCATGGCCAAAGCAACACAAGAAGAATGGAACGATTGGTATCGCAGAATTTTAATCAAAGATCTACGATGCGGTGTTAGTCATAAGACCGTTAATAATGTACAGAAAAATACTATTCCAGTATTTCAATGTATGCTTGCTCACAGCGGAGATAATAACCCAAAAAGAATTACAGGTAAATGTATTGTTGAATACAAGTATGACGGTGTAAGAGCAATTGTAATTGTTAAGAACGGCAATGCAACCATTTTTTCTAGAAATGGTAAAGTACTTTCAAACTTCCCACATATTGAAAAGGCATTTAGTAAAAAGATATTTGATGACTTAGTGTTTGATGGTGAAGTTATGTCTGAAGATTTTCAAACATTAATGAAACAAGTACATCGTAAAGAAGGTGCACAAACCGAAGATGCATACTTTGCATTATTTGATTTTTTACCTATTGACGAATTCCAAACAGGAGGTGGAACATTACCTCTTGATAAAAGAAAGGCCTTAATCCGAGGATTTGAAAATTCTGGGTATTTTGATAATTGTGTCAGAGTACTCAAACATTATGTTGTTGATTTAGATACTGATGAAGGAAAAACATCCTTTAAAAAAATTAATGATGAAGCAATTGAAAAAGGATACGAAGGTATTATGGTCAAACCTATTGATGGAGCTTACGAATGTAAGCGAAGTTATGGTTGGCTCAAAATGAAACCCTTTATTGAAGTTACATTAAAAGTTGTTGATATTGAAGAAGGAACTGGAAAAAATGAAGGAATCACCGGAGCGTTACTTTGTGAAGGCACCGACGAAGATAAATTTATCAGAGTTAGTGTTGGCACAGGTCTCAGCGATGATCTTAGGAATGATATTTGGAATAACTCTGACGCTGTACTTGGTCAGTTAGTTGAAATAAGAGCTGATGCTATTACAATCAGTCAAGACTCCGAAGATGTATATAGTTTAAGGTTTCCAAGGTTTAAAAGTTTTAGAGGTTTTGAACCAGGTGAAAAACTATGAACCTTAGAGAAAAGATCAACAATATGTTAGATTCGCTACAGAAACAAATGGAAGAAAATTACCATTTGGAAAATCCTGAAGCAGTATATAATTTAACATTAAACATTTCAAAGTTTTGGAGTGTGTTGAGCGAAGAAGACCGAGATTATATTCAATGTGCACAGTATGCCATTGAAGGTGAACACGGTTGGAATTTACATGATGGAGAAAATGAATGACGCAATATAAACAAGAAGTGCAAAGACAAAAGGATTTGCTAAAAGCAGAAGAATGGGCAAACGGTATTGAGTGTTTACATATTCATAGCCTTAATTCAATGTGGTATGATAATAGACCAGAAGATACCGCAGATGGTAAAATGGTTACTGACAAAACATTCAACAGTGGTCTTATTGAAAGAACATTAGCAGATGGCACAATTGTCTACTTCGGAAACAAATTACAAGGTGATGAGTTAATTTGGAAATATAACGCAATTCACGCATAGGAGAAAAATATGAAATATTTAGTATTTTTCTTTATGATGATCTCAGGACATGTCTTTTCATATGAAAGTCCTTATCTTTTAAGCGAAGATGAACATTGCATGGCAACAAATATTTACCATGAATCTAGGTCAGAAAATCTAGCAGGTAAATATGCAGTTGCTGATGTTGTATTAAATCGCGTAAACGATGCCAGATATCCTGGTACTATTTGTGAGGTAATATATCAGGGTAAACATAAACCGTCATGGAAGGACCCCAATGTTCTTGTACCTATAAGAAATCAATGTCAATTCAGTTGGTATTGTGATGGTTTATCCGATATACCTACTGAAGAAGACGCTTGGCATGATTCAGTATTTGTTGCTGTTCAGATTATTAAGTTTAATAAGTATCGTGGATTAACCGAAGGAGCAACTCATTATCATACGACTTGGGTAAATCCGCATTGGGCTTCAACACTACAACAAGTGGGACATATTGGGTCCCATATATTCTACCGAGCAGAATGAATAAATAACTCTATAACTATTGATTATGGAGTATATTATGAAATACGCTGGAGTTGATTACAGCTTAAGTAGTCCAGCAATTTGTATTCATCAAGGTGAAACATGGAGTTACGATAACTGTACCTTTTATTATTATGTTAAGCAAAAGAAATTGCTACAAGGAGAGAAAGGACAATATCGAGCAACCATGTATCCTGACAATTGGAAAAATGATCAGGAAAGATATGATATGCTTGGATCATGGTCGCAGGAAAAATGTTTCCAATGCGACTTTGTTGGTATTGAAGGATATGCCTTTGGTGCCGTAGGAAGAGTATTTCAAATTGCAGAGAATGCAGGTTTATTTAAACATAAACTATATGAGAAAGGAATTCCATTTGATGTATATGCTCCAACAATGATTAAGAAGTTCGCAAGTGGAAAAGGAAACGCAAATAAGGAAACAATGATTGAAGCGTTTGAAAAAGAAGTTTCTATTGACATTCGCGAAAAATGTGGTATAATAAACAAATCATGGAATCCAATTACTGATATTGTAGATGCCTATTATATATGTAAGTTTGGATTCTATCAACAAAACGGTATAGCAAATGATAGTAATATTTAACGGTCCCCCAGCTTCAGGCAAAGATGAAGCAGCAAGTTTATTCAAAGAAGAATTTGGGTTTGGTAACCTGTCTTTTAAATATCAGCTATTCAAAGAAACCATTGAACACTTTAAAGTTGACAAAGAATGGTTCATGGAAGGCTATAATGATAGATCACAAAAAGAAAAGAAAGAATTTGCTTTAGGTGATAGATCAAGACGTGAAGCAATGATTCATGTTTCAGAAGATATTATTAAACCAAGAAACGGCAAATCATTCTTTGGTTGGAAAGTTTCTAAAGAAATTGAAGAAGGTAAACATTACGCAATTGCTGACGGCGGATTTATTGAAGAACTTGAGCCTATCATTGAAAAAGTCGGAAATGAAAATATAATCATTGTTCAATTAACAAGAGAAGGACATGATTATTCTACTGATAGCAGAAGATACTTCAACGGTAATCTTATTAAAGAAATTGCTATTGGTTTTGAAACTAAAATTGATAAAGCTTATGTACTTAAAGAAGATTTAAATATTAGAACTTATCGTGTACATAACAACGGTTCGGTAAGAAACTTCCAAAGAGCACTTACGGATATTTACAATGAACTTAATGAAGAGTTTAAACTTGATAGCACTAACAGACAAATTACAGAATCTACCGACACCGAACATAATCAATCTTAAAGAATGTCAAGATCGTAGATCCTGGACAGAATCAGAATTTTTACGTCATGGTGTTGAAAAGATTAAAGTACATTCATATGATCGTTATGAGGAAGGCAAAAGTATTGCTTTCGTAGGTGATCCTAGTGTAGTTGATGCTACAACCAAAGGCGTTACTTCCTCACATTTACTTACCATTAAATGGTGGTATGAAAATACAGATGAAGAATATGGTTTATTCTTCGAAGACGATTTGGATTATGAAACGATTCAATATTGGAACTTTACATTAAAAGAATATATTGAAAGATGTAATCAGTGGGATTGGGGAGCATTACATATGTGTAATGTTTTTGAATATCCTTATGACTTTCAAAACGAATACATTCCGATGGTTCCTAGGAAAAGAGAACTGTGGGACCACGGTTTACAAGCATACGCACTGAAAAGAGAATATGCAAAAAAATTAGTAGAATATTATTTTGGAGAAGATCCAAGTAGAATCAATTATCGTATGCCGTTAGGTAGCCCGATAACAACAGAAAATAATATATTGCATGGATTTGGATTGGTTATAACCTTTCCTTTATTCAATCATAATGTCACAGACTTTAGATCGAAGAATATATATTATTATAACGAACAAGCAAGTTCAGCTTTCTATTCGTATGAGTTCCTTGATGGATGGTGGGAAAAGAAAGGTCAATGGTTATCACTTGATGGTATATTTGATAATGAACGAGAATCACATAAAATTTATGGAGAATTATAATGAGTTGTGTTTATAAAGGTGAAGTAATTAACTCAGAACAATCTGCCAATGCAAAAGGCGGAACTGAAATGATGAGACAACGCTTAATTGATAATATTGATAAAGAAGTACTTGAAAAGGTAGCAGTACATTTATCAAGACCTAGAGAATTATATAATGATGTACCAAACATTCTTTGGTGTCATGATTTGGCAGAAGATCCGGAAAATCAAATCTTAAAAGATGGTGGCTGGAATAAGTTCCATCATTTTGTATTTGTATCTGCATGGCAAAGAGATCAATACGTTGTAAGATACGGAATTCCATATTCTAAATGTTCAGTTATTCATAATGCGGTTGAAAAGAAATATGACCCAAAAGAAAAAGATATGGAAACCATTCGTTTTGTATATCATACCACTCCGCATCGTGGATTGGAATTACTTGTTCCTGTATTTGAAACATTAGCAAAAGAATTTGATAATATTCATCTTGATGTATTTTCAGGATTTGAAATTTATGGTTGGGAACAGCGTAACGAAGCATATAAAGAATTGTTTAAAAGAATTGAAGACCATGATAAAATGACATATCATGGAGTTAAATCTAATGAAGAAGTTTTAGAAGCATTAGATAAGTCTCATATTTTCCTATATCCTAATATATGGAAAGAAACATCTTGTATTGCGTTGCTTGAAGCAATTAAATCACAAATGATTTGTATTCATCCTAATTACGGAGCATTACCAGAAACTGCAGCAAATGCAACCATTATGTATGATTGGAACGAAGATATGAATCATCATGCAAATTATGCTTTTGCCATAACAAGACAAATATTAACTCAAATGAAAAATGATCCAAACTATTTTCATGGATTTACTTTTTCAGACAGGTTTAACTTGGCAAGAAATTCAATTGCCTCTTTCTCCACAATGTGGAACACTCTTTTAAGGAACATTGGAGATGCCTACCAAAAATAAGCCAGATAACTTATTACAATTTCCGGCTATACATTCTAATCCTCCAATCAATGAGGATCAAGTTCGTCAAAAAATTAAAGATTACAAAGATAGTTATTCTACCGAACTTGCAGAAATTATTTGGGAGAATGTATTAGGGGAGATGGCTCGAGCAGGTTGTGATTTTGATTCTGATATGGAAAAGTACTTTCCTAGTATGGTACTTATCTTTGAATCTATCAAATCATTACATTTACTCACAATGAATGAAAAACACCAATTACAAGAATATGCCAATAGCAATGTTTTAATTATGGACAATACGGACCCAGGAGTATTTGCTGGTGGTATGATTAGAAAAAAATCTAAAGAAACTATTGACATTGACGAAGATTTGGATTAAAATATACAAATTAATGTAAATTGGATATAAATTATGATATTAGTTGACTATAACCAAGTTATGCTTGCGTCTTTGTTCGCAGGTATTGGTAATCACACAAATGTCGAACTTGATGAAAATCTTCTTCGTCATATGTTCTTAAACTCTATTAGATTCAATCGTAAAAAGTTTTCCGGTGAATACGGAGAAATTGTTTTATGTTGCGATAATACTAATGTATGGAGAAAAGATTATTTTCCATACTATAAAGCAAATCGTAAAAAGAATCGAGATGAATCTGATATGGATTGGAACATGTTGTTTGATGTGATTCATGAAATACGCAGAGAGATCGAAGAATTCTTTCCGTATAAAGTAATGTACATTGACCGATGTGAGGCAGACGATGTTATTGCCGTATTGGTTGAAGAGTTTGGAACTGAATTAAATACAGGCGCAGAAAAAATTCTGATTCTTTCAGGAGATAAGGATTTTATTCAATTGCACAAATATGCAAATGTTGACCAGTATAATCCAGTTTTAAAGAAATGGATTCGTCATGCGGATCCTAATAAATATTTACAGGAACATGTATTAAAAGGTGATGTTGGTGACGGTATTCCAAATATTCTTAGTGCTGATAATTGTCTTGCTATTGGTGACCGCCAAAAGCCAATGACAAAGAAAAGAATTGAAGTATTCACCAACACTCCTGAAAACATGGACGAGGAAACAAGATTAAGGTTCAATCGTAATAAACAAATGATTGACCTATCTCAGATTCCTCAACAGTATAAAGATATTATACTGAATGAATTTAATACACAAGAAGTAATTGGTAGAGAACATCTTTTCAATTACTTCGTCAAGAAAAAATTGAAAAACTTGATTGGAGATTTACAGGATTTTTAAAATGATTAGAGACTCAATCGCAGAAGTTCTAAACGCGGCTGCAAAAGAAAAAAGCGTTAACAGTAAAGTTGCTGTTCTACAAAAATTTACATCAATACCATTAAAAGGTATTCTTCGTTTGATTTATGATGAAGACATTGAATTTATGGTACCTGATAGTAAACCACCTTATAAAGAAAATAACTTGATTGACCTAGACACAATGTTGTATAGAGAAGCAAGACGTTTAAGAATTTTCTTCAAAGGCGGTGGTTATGACAACCTAAATCAAATTAGAAGGGAAGCATTGTTCATTCAATTGCTTGAAGACCTCGATCCGGCTGATGCAAAAATTTTATCAGAAAATATGATTTCGCATACTCCGGTAAAAGGCATTACAAGAAAGACAGTTGAAGCTGCTTTTCCTGATTTATTTGATACACCCTTACCTGCTCTTGGATTCAAATAAGGAAAACAAAATATGTCAAAGCGCAAATGGGAAAGCGCTGATTCCGAATGGGATGATTACAAAAAGATAGATCGCAAACGGGATAGACGAAAAAAGCAAACTAGAGAGAATAAAAGAAGGCAACGGCTTTCAGAAAAAAAGACTTTTCTTTCATAAAAACTATTGACATTTCTGATTATTTGTGTTATAATATAATCTGAAATGGAAAAAGAAATGAAAAAAATGGAAAAATACAGAGCCGATAAATTGATATTGGTTGACTGTGACGGTGTTCTCCTTGACTGGAAATATGCCTTTTATAGCTGGATGGCTGAAAAAGGTTATAAAATGTATGTTCACGGAGAATACGAAGTTGCTGATACCTTTAATATTACAAAAGCTGAAGCAAAAGCTTTAATTAGACAGTTTAACGAATCCGCAAGAATTGGATTCTTACCTGGTCTACGAGATGCAATTAAATATGTTAAAAAGCTACATGATGAAGGATTTGTCTTTCATTGTATTACTTCTTTAAGTACTGACCATTTTGCTGGTAAGATGAGAGAACATAATCTCGAAACTTTATTTGGAAAAGGTGTATTTGAGAAGGTAGTTTGCCTTGACTGCGGAGCTGATAAGGATATTGGATTAGCTCCTTACAAGGATAGTGGTTGTGTTTGGGTTGAAGATAAACCTGAAAATGCAATATGCGGACTCAATCTCGGACTCAGACCTTATTTAATTGCTCATGATTTCAACGATAATTTCAACCATCCTGACATACCAAAAGTTAGGTTATGGAAGGAAATTTACGAAGAAATTGTATAAATACAATTATGCATATTGAGATTGGATACTAAATGCCAACATACGAATTTGAAGATACCAAATCTGGTGAAATCTTCGAGAAGTTTCTAAAGATCTCGGAGAAAGAAGTTTACCTTCAAGAAAACCCCCATATTCAACAAAGAATTACCGGTGCGTCAGCATTGATTGATAGCGCACGGCTTGGTCGCATGAAACCTGACCAAGGTTTTCGTGATTTACTTTCGTCTATGAAAAATAATAAATCATACACAGGAAACAAAATCAACGATTGGAAGTAACATATAAGTTACCTTCAGAGTGTTGATTGCTAAGGAGGTTATATATGTCAAGACAACAGCGTCGTTCATCACCAAAGGAGAGAAGGTTATTGAAGAGGAAACAAAAAGGAACTTTAGATGCAAAGTTCTCAATGAAAAATATTTCCCCAATGACAACAACTCAAGAGGATATGTTTGATAGCTATCGTAATGGATATAATATTGCTGCCATCGGAACGGCAGGCACAGGAAAAACAATGTGTGCGTTATATCTTGGTTTAAGTGATATTTTAAACGATGATGATTATGACCAAGTTATTATTGTTCGTTCCGCGGTACAAACTCGGGAACAAGGCTTTATGCCAGGTACCCAGGCTCAAAAAGAAGCCGTATATTCAGTACCTTATGCTGATATAGTAAACAACTTATTTGGCAGAGGAGATGCTTGGGAAATACTCAAACAAAAGCATTCTGTCAAATTTATGACATCGTCGTTCGTTCGCGGACTTACATTTGATAATTCCATTATTATTGTAGACGAATGTCAAAGTATGACCTATCATGAACTTGATAGTATCATAACAAGAGTTGGTGAAACATCAAGAATCATATTCTGTGGTGATACTGCGCAAGATGATCTTGCCACTTCAAGAAACAGAAACGATATTTCTGGACTTGGAGATTTTATTAATGTATTAAAAAGAATGGATCACTCCTTCAAGATAATTCAATTTGGAATTGAAGATATTGTAAGAAGTGGTTTAGTTAAAGAATATATTATAGCAAAGGAGAGAAACACAATATTTAGTAGGCCTCAGTTAGCAATGACAGCCTAACAATCTCGGGGACCTTCGGGTCCCCAATTCTCAAGGATTAGATTATGAAACTATTTGAACACAATTCAGACGCACCTGTCTTAGAACAACTAACAAGATCCAACGTAGATGGTAAGCGTATTTACCAAACTCCTTCCGGTGAAGGATATCCTTCGGTCACAACAGTTTTAGGTATTCTTGGAAAAGAAGATCTAATGGCATGGAGACGACGAGTTGGTGAAGAAGAAGCAAATCGTATCTCTACTCAAGCCGCAAGACGTGGTACTGCTGTTCATAAACTTTGTGAAGAATATTTAAATAATAATCCCGACTATTCTAAAAAGCATATGCCTGCGAATATTCAAATGTTTAATACGATGAAACCTATACTTGATGAAAAAATAAATAATATTTGGTACCAAGAGTGTTTCTTGTATTCTAACGAATTACAAACCGCAGGCCAGGTCGATTGTATTTGTGAATGGAATGGTGAACTTGCGGTTGTTGATTTTAAGACGTCAAGAAAACTCAAAAAAGAAGAATGGATACTAAACTATTATATGCAGGTTTCTTTTTATGCAAAAGCATTCGAAGAAATGACTGGTACTCAAATAAACAAAGGAATAGTATTCATTGGTGTAGATAATGAAGATCCACAGGTGTTTGAGTTTAATCCTAATGATTATATTGAACATTTTAAAGCGGTAAGAGAAACATATAAAGAACTATATGAAAAAGATAAGGTACATAATTTCTGACGATCATATGGGTGTATTCCTAGGTACATATAATGGATATGATTTAGGAATGGAAGATGACAGTAGAATTTATGCTTGCTTTGCTGCCAACAATCCTTTTGGTTTAACCACAGCCTGTTCTTTTAAAACTGAAAGAGCAGCTTACCATTTTATTAGAGATATGTTTCCACCGAAAAAACATGGTATGTTAAAAACATTCGCGGTCGAAACAGAGAGCGAATTTCCAACCGTTGTAGAAATGATTAAGTCAGGTCATGCAGATATTACATTTGACATGATTGACAGTTTGATGCCAGCTGGAAGTACTACTATTCATTAATATAAATATCTATTGACATTACGATAAAGATAGATTATAATACAACTAATATGTTAATTTCAGATAAAAGATTAGTTCAAGAAGCGTTAATGTTGTGCATCAAAGCACACGATGGTCAGAGACGGAAATATACCGGAGAGCCATACGCAACCCATCCTATTGGAGTTTCAAAGATAATTGAATCTGTTGACCATACACCTGAGATGGTTGCAGCTGCTTTATTGCATGATGTTGTTGAAGATACACACGTAACGTTTAGAGAAATCAAAGATACCTTTGGTTCTGTTGTTGCAGAGTATGTTCATTATTGCACTAACGTTTCAGAGCAATCTGACGGCAATCGTAAATTCCGTAAAAAGATGGATGCCGACCATTTCGCATTAGGACCTGCTGAAAGTCAAACGATTAAGGTTGCTGATTTGATTCATAACAGTCAAACCATTATACCTCATGACCAAAAATTCTTTCATAAAGCTTACAAATACGAAAAGCAATATATGATGGATGTTTTAACCAAAGCAGATCCTGTCCTCAAAGGTCAAGCGCAGTCGATGCTTGACGAAGCATGGAATCCGGCCAAATAACACGGCCGGATCTCCATATTCTTTCCAGTTCTATCCATATAACGAAAATTTCTGAAAAAAAGTGATTTATTTTCATAAAAACTATTGACATTCTTTATGAAAGCGGTTATAATAGTTGTATAAATTATGGAAAAGGTGGAAAATATGAAATCAGTAAAAATTTTTGAAAAAGGTCCAAAATTCGTTTTTGACAGATGTTTGGAAGCTGCTGAATGGATTTGTGGAGATTGGCCTGAAGACGAAGGCTTCGGTTCTTCTGATAGAGCTGCTGTTTACAGATCTGCTCTTAGAGATGTAATCGGTGCTGAAAATGCTAATAATCATTTTGAAGGAAAACTTGAATTAAATCCTACTGAACTTGAACTGTTCAAGATGGGAGTTTACAACGCAATTTCTGATGTATTCGCAAAGGAGAGAAACTATGCTTAATAACTTTATCGTAAAACAGGTGAAAATTCCAACCTCAGAAAAGGAATATCCAAATCTATACGGCTGGGGTGGCGCAACTGAAAAGTCACCAGCCTGGAAAGCCAAAATGGACGGAATGCACTTCAGTCAAGATGATGATTTTCAAATTGAAAACTTTGCTTACTATCAAGATGTCTTCGATGTTCAAGCAGAAAGTCTTGACCATGTATTTCATCTAACGAATATGTGGAATGATCCTGATGCAGTGGCAATGATTCAAACTGGTCATTCTACTTCTGTAGGTGATATCATTGTTGATAAATCTAACGGTGATCATTACATCGTTTGTGATTTTGGTTTCAAACTTTTAGGAATTACAGGAGTTCTTCCAAATGTCGCTTAATGAATATTTTGAATTTTTAGATGCACTTCGAGAGTCAGGAACTATTAATATGTTCGGTGCTCCTCGAGTTCTTCAAGACGAGTTTGGTCTGAGTAAAGGAGAATCTTTTGAGATCTTCAAAGCATGGACCGAAAAATTTAATTCTTAATGAAAAAAACTATTGACATTCATTATGAATTGGTATATAATTGTATTTTAAATTTTGTGGAAAAGGAGTAAATTATGGCACATGAAATTGAAATGGTAAACGGTGTAGCTGCAATGGCTTACCGTGAAAGCAAAGGATTGCCTTGGCATGGTCTTGGTGTTCCTGTATCGGATGATATGACTCCGATTGAAATGATGAAAGCTGCTAATCTTGATTGGACAGTTTCTAAGAAAAAGTCATTTGTTGAAATCAACGGTGAAAAGGTTGAGACTGGACAAGAGGCTTTGGTTCGAGATACTGACGGCAAGATTCTGACTAATGTTTCTGGTAATTGGAAACCATGTCAGAACCTAGAAGCTTTTGAGTTCTTTACTGACTTTGTATCAAACGGTGATATGGTCATGGACACAGCAGGTAGTCTAAAAGACGGTCAAATGGTCTTTGCTGCTGCTGATGTTAAAGACGGATTCACTCTGTTTGGTGGAGATGAAGTAAAAGGATATCTTTTGTTCAGTAATCCTCATGTTTATGGAAAATCCATTGATGTGAAGTTTGTTATGACTCGAGTGGTATGTAATAATACTCTGTCTATGGCATTGACTGAACGAGGTCAACCTGCGGTTCGTCTATCGCATCGAAATGAGTTCGATCCTGAACTTGTTAAGCAATTACTTGGTATTTCACATACTAGGATTGAGCAATTCAAAGAAGCTGCTGAGTTCCTTGGTTCCAAGCGTTATACAGATGTTGCTTTCCAAAAGTTCCTCGGTCAAGTATTTGGTGTTTCTAACCAAAAAGACAAAGAACTTTCTCGAACTGCAGAACGTGCATTGGAGATCGTTGATACTCAACCAGGTGCAAATTTTGCTCCAGGAACATGGTGGAATGCATACAATGCAGTAACCTATATGACTGACCATGAAATGGGAAGGTCTGCTGATACAAGAGCTGCGGCTGCTTGGTTCGGACATAACGCAAAAAGAAAGCTTGATGCTCTCAACATTGCGGTTGAAATGGCGGAGGCTGCGTAAGCACCTCCGTTTTTTATTAATTTATTTTCATAAAAACTATTGACATTCATAAAGAATTGTATTATAATAGTATTATAAATTAAGGAAAAGGATATATTATGATTAAATTTGACGCTAACGGAAAACAGAGAACTGAAGCTTATATCACCACACTTGACACTCAGTGTTCAGGAGATATGCTTCAACTTCAGATGTTAAGGAATATGGTAAAACAGTTCAATTCTGAACTTAAACATGCCGGAGCCAAAAATAGGTGGGGTAGAGATCTCAGATATAGAATCTCTGTCAAAGGTAGAAAGCCAATCAATAAAGTTAAACATCCAAGAACTGGTCAACTCAGGGGTTATACATACCACGGAGATGTAATCGGTGGCTTGGCTAATGCAGGAGCATATGATGTTTATATGCACCAAGTAGATAGGTACTATTCTTAATTCTTATGGGCATAAATAAAATTAATTGGTTATTTGGCTGGATGGATATCAGCTTCTTACAAGAAAAAGGAATATTATGAAAATAAAAATAGAAATAGAAGTTGACACCGTTAGGGACGCGGCAGAACTTCAAGAGCTATTAGAATTGGCTCAAAGAGTTAAAGATAAGTATGAGGAATGGGAGGATGGTTACGAAGATGATTAAAGACCTAGTAGAAGTATTTGCTAAAATGTCAGATACTGATTTAAAAGAATTTGCACAACTTGCTGTTGAAAATGGATGTGCAACTCAACTTGAATTCTTCTTACATACCGCACAATTATCTTTTGAGGAGGAAGAATAATGAAAATCTTAATTACAGGTGGCACAGGATTTGTAGGTACTAATCTACTTCCAATGCTTAATGCAAACGGTCATGAAGTTGTCTTAGTCGATAATCTTGCACAATCAGTATATGTTGATGAATTCCATTCTTCAGCAAAATTCTACGAGTCCGATATTCGAGATGTTTATGATACCACTAACATTATGCGTATTGAAAAGCCTGATGCTGTATTTCATTTTGGTGGATTAGTATCCATTTATGATTGTCATAAAGATCCAGTTCAAGCAGCAGAAAACAATATCATTGGTTCTATCAATGTATTTAATGCCGCTTTGGCATGTGGATGTGAAAGAGTTATCTTTTCCGAAACTTCTGCAGTTTATGAAAATGTTGAACTGCCTGAAACTGGTTACGAAGAAACACAATCAGATCCTACAACATTCTATGCAGCCACGAAAGCGTCGGTTGCTTTAATCGCAGATAGTTATGCTAGGACAAGAGGATTAAAATATACTGCTTTAAGGTATTTTAATATCGCAGGTCCTATTCAGGATTATAAGAGAACAGTACCTCCTCTATTTGCTGGTGTTGCTCTTCGTCTGCTTGGTGGTAATAATCCAATCATATTTGGAGACGGTACACGTAGGAGAGATTTTATTCATGTCGATGATGTAAATAATTTCCACCTTCAGTGTTTAACTGACGATAGAACTATTGGACAAACTTATAATCTTGGATTAGGAACATCTTATTCCTTATTTGAGATCGCAGAGATTATCCATGATTATTTGGAAATTGATAGACCATTAGAGTACGACATGTTGCCTGAGATTAACGGTGAAGCTCATACCATATATTCCAATATTGATAAAGCTAAAGTCCTTGGTTGGGTCCCTCAGAAGACGATAAACGACGCTATTTACGATACCATTGATTATCTCAAATTGGAGATTGAAAAAGGGAATGTAGATCCTAACGAATTCATGAAAAACATTGATACAAATTCGGTGAAAATTTAGTGAAATAATTTCATAAAAACTATTGACATTCTTTATGAAATAGAATATAATTGTTTTATAAATTGGAAAAGGAAGGAATTATGAAAATCGTTATTCAAACTCAATACTGCGAAAACTACGCTTGGAATGAGGACGGTACCTTAGGTACTGGTCCTGATGCTTATTGGAAGTTCAAGGGTGGTAGTACTTACATTGTTGAGGGTGTAACTGCTAAGCAAGCACAATCTTCATCTTTTTGGGATCAGCTTGAAGTTCTTGTCAGTTATTATAACGACGCTTCCCAGGAGTATGTCCTTGATATGAAAGTCATCGATGATGTTGACTTCAAACTTGAAGATCACATTCAAGAGTGGGAAACTCCTATCTATATTATTCAAACCGAATATGGATTCATTGCTCAAAAAAGAACTATGAATGGTGAGTTCGGTTATATGAGGTCAGAGATTAAGTCTAAATTTGAATCTTGGACTATGCTTCCAAGGCAAGAGAGAAAAGATTACTCTTCTTCCTTCACTATGAATAATGATCTTATTCTATCTTATGATGAACTTGAAACTTATTTGAAGGAGGCGGCATAATGAATAAAGACAATTTATATACTGCAATTTCTTTTGGAATTGTGACTGTGATGTTTGGTGGTCTTATCTGGGCAATGGCTTTTTCAGATATGCCTGATGTTCATATTAGTTATTCAACAAAGGAATGTGTTGCTGTAATTAATTACGGTGATACAGAATATACTTGTGATAACTATCCTAAAAAATATAATCATATCTGGGTGCAATAATGGAAAATTTAATAGCTTATTTAATTCTTGGTTTTATGTTACTATTGACATATATTGGATTTCACATGGCTTGTGAAAAAGATGCAGGAAAATACATTCCTTTGCTTTGGGAAAAAGGCGGAGCTT